ATCCCGGTTATGTAATCTAACACCATCGTACCCATTAGGATGCACAGCACCGGATAAAGGATTCCTAGCTTCGCACTTAAAAAGGCACCAGCTGCTGCCAGCGCCCCCTGTACTGTAATTACATATTCTCTTTTCATTTTCATTAACCTCACCTTTCTATAATATTTTATAATACGGCCGCTCCTCGCCCCACCACCAATACCGTAACCAGTCATCCAGCACAATTCCGGCCAGGCTTACCGGCATCCAAAGCAGGCAGTATTGCGGACATACCTGACCCAGGATATTGCCCGGCAGGCTGCTGTAATCCCACACGTTCCATCCCAGCCACAGGTTGACCACACAGCCAGTCGCAAACTCCAACACTGTCACAATGCAGGCTCCAATAATCACCTGCTGGCATAGGGGCATATCCCAGGGCAATACCTCGTTAATCAGCCCCAGAGCGACAAAACAGATGCCACCCAGGATAAACATAGTCCAGTGGCTATGTCCCCGCCAAATGGCTTCCAGGCTTATGTATATCAGTCCTCCAACGGCCCACAATATGACATACTTATCGTTCCGTCTGTGCCCCATCCGTGCTCACTCCCATCTGCCCGGCTATCTGTGTCAGATATGTCTTAAGCACCTCGCTCTGGTACTCCTCTGGCACATCAGCACCATAAAATATCTGTGCTACCTCATCCGCGGTCTGGCTGCCGGCAATCCACATGTTAAGTGCATTGCAGTACGTGGTGTGATAGGATACATGCCACATGGCCGCCTGGATGATTGCCTGCATGTCCGCCGCCGTATAATATCGGCAGGGCTGCCCATCGGCGTGGTACTCCAGCTGCGTTGCCCCGGCAGTTATCTGGCTCAGCTTGCCAAACAGGTTAAGCTGGTCCTCGATGGTCAGCGCATAGTGTTCCGCGCTGCCATCAGCCAGCGTTACATTGATTCCGGCATAAATAAGCCTCTCGCACTCCGCTGCCACCTCCCTGCGCTTGCCTGCCTGCAGTTCCTCCAGGGTTGGTACATAGGGCTCCGGTGGATCTACCGGTTCTGGCGGCACAGGAGGGTTGTATACGCTACCATCGTTTGATAGATAGAGGATCTGCCCCTCATCCCGATATACCGTCTCATAGCCGGTCAGGGTCGTCGCCTCATCACCACCGGCTGTGTAGATGGTAATGTCTCCCCAAGTGATAGGGACTGAGCCTGCAAACTCAATCTGCATGACACTGGATGATACTGGCTGGATGCTTTTGATCTCATACAGCTGTTCTTCCTTTCCAATTCTTATTTTTTCCATTGAATTACCTTCTTTCTTATTTTTGTGTATCATAAAGGGGACCTTGCGGTCCCCTAAACTACAGTTTCTATTAACACGTTCTCATTGTTTTTCGTTTAACTCCATTAACAACGATTAAGCATAAAGCTGATGACACAAATACCATAAATAAGTATATTAGAACTATAATAATATTCTTAATTTTTAAATTATACTGATTTATAATGTGTTTTATAATTGTTGCACAGTATGTCTGATTAAGAAAAATAGCTAAACTAAGATTTTCCAGTTTCGCCTTACCCCTCAAAAAATTAATATCTCTGGTTACCGTCACATTGCTAAAAGTTAGAGTTATAGAAGCTGCAATAATAAAAAATATCACAAAATATCCTTGCTCTGACAAATTCATACAGGAATACAGGAAAGTTACTGCATATCCCGTGATCTCTAATATGGACAATACTGTCTTTACTTTAGGTGTTAACTTTTTCCCTCTGATCACTTGACAAACTTCAAAGCAGATACTGCCTAATGCAATCCCCATTCCAACTCTCAATGTACCTTTGTACATAATTCCGCACCACATCTCAATGCCTCTCATGCTTTCAGTCGTAAGCGACATCCATCCCGCACAAAAAAGAACAAATACCGGAGAAAGCACATGCACAAACAAATCATATTTCGCTCTGATAACAGGGTATAAAATCAGCAGGGAAATAAACATTGACGATAAATACCATGCCGGTACATTTAATTTCAAGCTATAGAGCCCGGTCATGTTAAGCATAAACAAATCACTGAAAGAAAAAAATACAATCCTTACCTTATCAAATAGCGAGTTTGAATTCCAAAGGAGATATAAGAACAACGATATAACAAATGAAAAAAGGTGGTATGGAAAAATCTTAATGTATTTTCTCCCAACATAATAAGCCGTTTCTTTTCCTATTTCAAATGATTTTTCTTCCAGTCTTTTCTTTACAGACTGCCCCATTAAAAACCCTGTCACTACAGAAAAAAATTCAACACCAATAGCCCCTTGTGCGAAAAGGCTGATTTTATTAGATATTTGTAAAGGATATACCTCTGCAATATGAAAAAGAGCTATTACAACTGCAAAAAGAACCCGTAATATATCAATAGTCGAATTTCGTCTGTTGCCACAACTTTCCATAAACACCTCCAAGTTATTTATCATCTGTAATATTTTATTATAGCAAATATATTACTCCCTGCCAAGATTCAATTACCATTCCTGGTTACCACAGCTTCAGTATTTTAAGATTATTATTGGCTGTAGCCGTCGTGTTATGGTTTACGTACACGCTCCCGATATAGGTACCGCCAGATGGTAAATAATAAATATTGGTACCGATTACCCCCCTGACACCAGTATTATCGCCTCGATCTGTCTGCTGCTCACCGACCCCCGGAACTTCCATATTTAAGGAAATACTGCTGACACCATTCGGTGCGAGTACTGAATGTTTTACTATATATAGTCCCGGCGAAAGCCACAAATTGAATGCGGTAGTCCAGGTTGTGGGAGATATCACAAAATTATTGCTGTACTCGGCAAGTGTTATCTTCGGGTTCTTATCGGTATTGAGCACAGTATAAAGCTCCATTAGCACCTTGCCCTGGGCAGCCGACAGCGGCAATTTTGCGTTGTTAGTCACGCAGTTATTCACTATCTGGCCAATCAAACAAACACCGGTCATCCAGTTCTTGGTATCACTGAAAAACTTTTTGACTTTCCCAAGAAAAGTCTTTGTACTTTCGCCAGCCTCTGGGACCGGGAATTCCGTGGTTATGTCATCCAGTGTCTTTACTGTCATCTCAGATATATCCCCGCCTGAGGATTCTGCCTTCTTCTTCAGCGCCGCATCTATCAAATCTGCGTTGTCATTGAAATCCTGTATATCAACCGGGTCCGTACCTTCCGGCTTTTTCAGATTATAGTTAGGTGTTAACTGCATATTCTATGCCTCCTTTAATGTCCTTACGTCATCCCAGGTCATGTCCCCAAGACGGTTCCATATGTATGGTTTCAGTTCGTTCCATGTGGTATACCGGTACTCAAAACGGTAAGCCAGATGTGCCGGCTTAATATCTTCCAGCATGGAAATAAATGCCTGCATGTTCCTGGGTATTCCCTTAATCCCCACAAACTGGATAATAAAAAGGTGTCGGGGGTTATCCTCAATCACCTTCACCTCGCCGCCGCTGAATGCCGCAGCCGTATCCTCTATCATCTTTCTGGTTGTGGTCCCCTGGCCCCGAAGCTTTGCCATCAGTATCTCCCGGCGCTGCTCGTATGTAAGGGACATATTAGTGGCCACGCCAAGCATCTGCTCCCATCTTGATAGTCCCCAGGTGGCCGTCACAATGTAACACTGGTCAATCAGCTCTTCCAGGTCATGCTGCAGCTGCCCCACCTCATAGCCCTGCGTCCGATATATTTCCGCCATCTCTCGGAGCTCCGCCAGAAAGGGCGGCGCATACCTCGCCAGGTCCACAAAGTACTTTTCCGGGACAACGTTGCTTGAGCCTTCCTGAGAGTACTGGCCACGGCCGTATAATGTCTTACCATACATGCCTTACACCCCCTTCAAGTCATTCCAGGTGACGGCACCCTTTTTAAGGTAGGTGATGTCATGGTTATGGTTTTTGGCAGCCGCATCCGTGATGCCATATCCGGCCAGGGTGGTTGGATTTGTGCCGGCTGTGACATGGCCTTGGGCGTTGACTGTGACACTCCGGTAGGTTCCGGCTGTTACACCGCTGCTGGGATGGGAGTATTCGGTATCGGAAAATACTCTTGTGGTCCAGTCATTCCATGTCCCGTTCTTGCAGAAACGCACATACTCATTTGCCGGGTTCGCAGCATTCCGGAAAGTTTGCATTGTAATATAATCTGCTGCTGATACCCAGCGTATCAGTTCCACATCAAGAAGGAACGGTTTTCCCGCTACAGGAATATTGGTGATATTTGTAGCGCCGCCGTCGCTCTTTTCAATGTATCTCATAATGCAAGGGGCACCAGAAGAAAGATTTAGGGTGTTGATATCCAAAGTCTGCCCGGTTATGTCTGTCCGTCGAAATCCTTTTGCGTATAATTCGCCAGTTGCAGGGTTTGCCCAGAAATTTGCAGATTTACGGGCTGTATTGGTCTCCGTACTGTCATTGGCGTTTCCAGACAGCACTATCCGGTAATTTGCGCTGCCGGTTGTATTGGTCTGCGTCACCTTGGTGTCGCTGTTACTGTCAGCGCCCCACTCCGCGGTCCCATCAGCACTCCATCTTAGTATCTGTCCACTAGTACCACCGGAAGGGATGTGCTTATTTCCTGCCGTGGTGGGATGCACATACTTATTTGCTCCCTCCGCAATCCCTTCCAGCTTTTCAAGCATAGCCTGGGTAACCGTATCAAGAATGCTCTTGTTGCTGTGGGAGTGCTTCTTGCTATTGGCATCATTCCAGTTGGTCCGTTCCGTTGCCGTGATGTGTTGGACCGCATCTGCCTTGTGAGTGATAAAATCCTCGATTGCCTTCGCAATTTTTCCCAACATAACAGTCAGCTTTTCTCCGCTGGTAAGATTGTCAAGAGTGGTTGCCTGCGTAAAGGTCGGTACCTGGTCATTGGTTGCCACGTTGGGTACGCTTCCCAGTCCCACCTGGGACTTTGTCACCCCATGGGGATTACTTTTATTACTGATGTGCGTATTAACAGCGTCACCAATTGACTTCTCGGCAGCCTTCGCCCTCGTAATCTCACTGGCCAGGTTATTCCTTAAAGTCAGTTCTGCATCCTCTGCCCGTTTGACCTCTGTATCAATCCGCCCATTCAGTTCCATCTCAGCAGACAAGGCACGCGCTTCTTCCGTATTCAGCGCCTTCTGCGTTTCTACAACGGCTGCCTGGACTCGGTTGATATCGTCTCCCTCAACAGTGTCCCCATCCGTCTCATAACTGATGTAGGCCACCGGTACGTCTGCATACACCCGGACAATCCGTTTCCATGGCGCCAGGCTGGGTGTAGACAGGGTATATGTTTCCAAGCGGGTTCCTGTAAGCTTCGGGCCGGTGAATACCGCAAACGTAGCCTCGTTAATATTATCATGCTGCAGCTCCGCCTCATACACGCCATTGGTAAGGTGGATTTCCTCCTCCACGACATATATGTTCCCATCAACCTTGTTCAGCTTCTCGTAGAACGTACTCACCTGCATCACATCACCTCCAATGCAACTGTTCCAGTCACTGCAATCTCATCCTCTGTTAAGGCTACGTTACCGGATACGCCGTTAAGCAACAGATTTGAGTAATCCTCCACGCCCTCAGTCCCCAGCAGCAGGTTCCCGACCCTTGCCAGGCTCACATAGGACAAATCCAGGGCCTCCTTGTGCAGGTACTCAGTCAGTGCAGCCTGGAATGCATTCTGGACGACACCCAGGTTCATGCCTGCCTGTAGCTTGATTCCAGCTGATACATTGACCGCCTTTTCCACGACAGATGCCACGGTCACATCCGCGCCGATGGGGCGTAGCTCCTCGATATGCTCCCGTACCATCTTCAGTACGCCGGTACCTGCAGCCGACATGTTGGCATCCGCTATGATGACCTTGACTGTCCCCGGTCCGTTGGCCAGTGGAAAGACTTTGGCCGCGCCTACGCCCTCACACTCCATGGCCCAGTTATAATAATCATACCGGTTGCCACTGGTGGACGGTTTCTGTATCACATTCAACAGGCGCGCCTTCAAAGCGTTGTCGCTCTCTTCTTCGCTACCTGCTATAAGAATTGAAGTGAGCATTGCGGAGGTCAACCCTTGAACATGGTCAATTGGGAGCAGCTGTCCAGTATATCCATTCCCTATCTCTCCCTGCTTTTCGCACTCCATGTCATACGTGTGTGAGCCATCCAGGACCCCTATATATCCAACTGCCCGATATATGATGTGTTCTTCCTGAATTGCAGATACCCTGAACCCAATTGGGACCTGGACATTGAAAACACCCTGCTTATGTGCATAGGTAGCGGGTTTTCGTGCAATTCCATATGCTTCAGCAATCCGGTCAAGGCTTTCTCCACCCGCTGTTCCTGCATAGACATTGTCCTGTAACCGCTGCATGTCCATATATACCCCTTCAAGATACCAGCTTACCGGTCCAAGGGCTGTCTGGATAATAGAGCCTTCCCTCTTGTCCAAATCATCAGGCACCCTGGACAGCTGGTCTGATAATATATTTGCATACGTTTTTCCACTAAAATCTATCATACCGTTACCTCTGCCTGTACCGGGCCAAAAATTGTACTTACATCAAATACGCATTTTAGGACACCCTGCCCCTGGTCTGTAAAAACGAAATTCCCTACGGACAGCACTCTGCTGTCTGTAGAAAATGCGTCCTCCACCCGCCTCGCAATCTCACTGGCTACATAATCATATTCTTCGCCAATCAGTTCCTCTAACTCAACCCCAAAATTAGGGCTGTATATCTGCCACCGGAACCGCTCCGTATTCAGGATGATGTCCACCGCCTGCCGCATGGCAGCAAGCCCGGAACCCATCCCACTAATCTGTCTGGATGACCAGTCAATCATGAATGTATTTGTAGGTCTGTCTACATACGTCAATGAAGTGTCCAGCCCTACCCCCTCCGGCAATGTTGCCATATCATGCCTCCTTATACCCTCGATAGAATGATGTATCTGTTCCCGTGTGAAACCCTAAGCATGACCACCTTATCGCCTACGGCCAGTCCCTCATTAATCACAACAGTACCACCGCCTCCCCCCTGTACCTTGGCTGACCTGGATTTTACGTTTTCCGTCAGGACCAGTGCCACATCCGGAACCGGAAGCATTGTGTCATCCAGCTTGACGGTTAGTGGGGCAATGGATGAGACCGTACCATACACTATGTCGGTTTGCTTATTTGCCTTAGTATTATCCTGTACAATCATATTCAACACGTCAATCAATTCAGACAATATTTATCCCTCCCAGCTGTTGGAAATCCTTAAACTCGATACTCATGATATGGTCATCTGCCTCAAAGCTGTGTACAACCTTTTCGGTAAGCACCAGCCTGGACATGGATAAATCTTGAATCCTACTTATCCGGACAGGCACTATGGTCCCCGCCCTGATTCCCGGGACCCCAATAACATTATCCATGGTCAATGTCTGCACTACCCGGTTATAATACTGGAGATACTGTTTGCACATCTGGTCAATCTGTGCCTCGTTCAGGTTTTCATCCACCTCATCGTAATACTGGAGTAGTCCCCATTTGGATATGGTTTCCGTATCCTCGTAGATGTAGGTATCCGCCTTCCCAGTCTCACTATTGGGCCGTACCAGCTTCACTCGGTTATATGTGTCGGAATCAATATCCCGGCTGTAAGTATATTCCGTTGCCAGGCTCCTGTCTCCCACTACAGTTGTGACGAACATGTCCTTCGCTTCAACCAAGGTCAATGCTCCGGCATTATCGTAAAAATTATATATCTTTCCTGTTTGGATGATTGTCTCAGACAATGCACCAAAAATGATATCCAGACAGGATTCATTTTCCTTGATAAGACATGGAAAAACATATCCTGTATCTTCCATTTTCCCAACTGTCAATCCGAAATCAGCCGCAATCTGTTGGATAATCTGCGCCAAGGTCATATTAATGAAAGTATAACTTGCATTCGCTTTCAGATATCGCAGCTGGTCATATGCGGTGTACTCTGATTCCCCCAATTGATTCTCTGTAATTGTAAATACATATCCCTTGAACATCCTTATCCCATCTACCGTAAGTTCCACCGAACTTCCTTCCGAAATCAAAGGAGCATCAACACACGAAAACACCAGCTTGGCAGGAGAATCAAAACGGTTTGTAGTAAGTTCGGCTGATTCAATAATGTTTGCATATTCAGTAATTGTGGTCTGTGTGGCCCCACCAGGGGCAGGACCAACGGTCTGGACCCGCAAAGAAAAACTATCCATCGTATCACCCCGTTATCTGCAGCTGGTCTGCGGACAGCCAGCCATATGAGCCAATATGTACTGGATAGGGATTCCCTTCTACTATCCGGGTCACGGTTGTACTTAAGTTATTTGCCGTGCCATAAGGCTTTGCCCCATAACTGTCACTCCAATACTTTCCATTGGCAATACAGGGGGCACCTACCCGCAACACTGGTGTTTCCACCTCCCGCGCTACCTCAGTAGTGGCTTCCGGGGCATCAGCAAGTGGCGTGGCAGACGTGGTGATGATTGACACCACCTCCGGCTCATAGTTCTTATATTCGGTCAATTCCACCTCATAATAGATGTCATTCGGTTCACCGCCCTTATCCTTTGTCTTAAAATCGCTGATGATGCATCGGATATTGGTGTCATAGAGCCCTGAACGGGATATGATTAGACGGCATTTCTGATTCTTGTTTAATGCTTTCTCAAAATATTCGACATAGTCTTCTGGGGCCTTTGCATTGCCATTGACATAAGGGTCGTCCGCAGATGAAGGAAAAAAGCTTTCCCAGGAAACCACCTTTAATGATGGTTTCCTGGGAACCACTATCTCACCAATACCGATTACAGAATATGTCTTGTGGTCAGTTGGGTACTTGATTTCTATCTCTTCTGGATTTACAGGCAGTTTTACCTTCCTGCTTCCAAATTTTATATATATGGAGCAGCCATTTTTGATTTTTGCCATGGTACGTATACTCCTATCTATCCATGTGATACCGATGTGTGCGCTGCAGCCTGCTGGATGAGCAATACCTTAAGCTTATCCGCGATATCCTTTGAGGTCAGGTTTTTCGCAGCGGATTCCGGAATGGATACCGAAATCTGCGGAGCCAGTGTCTGAAGCTCCACGTTGTTCATATATCTCCGTTCAGCCAGGTCACGATATAGCTTTATATCCTCATCCGACAGGTTGACATCCCCATCTATTTTTTTTACCCGGTCTACATCCCCCACATCCAAGTCACCGGCCGCTGGGATGGAAGATGCATCAAACCCTCCGAACGTATCCTTCAGGGAATCAAGACTGATATCCATATTATCCAGCTTAGAGCCTAAATCAGCGCCGTATTTGCCCCATTCAGCTGCAGTTGCACCTACATCCAAGTTTGCCATACGCTTAATTTGGATGGCATTTTCCCCGAATGTATTATCCACCCAGCTACTAAGGTTATCCCGGAATCCCGAAACAGCTCCCTGCAGGTTACTTCCAGTAAGTGCATCAATGGCACCTGCAACAGTTTCCACCATGCTTAGAATGGCATCCAAGGCATCTGCAAACAGATGCGCAATTGCAGCTACTGGGTCATTAAATACATTGGCAAAAAACTCCGCAAAGGATGCAATGACATTCCAAAGTGTAGCAAATATATTGTATCCAACCGCGTAAATCATGCCGAATACCTGCCCTACCCATCCGCCTACTTCCTGCATTCCAAAACCAAACTGTTGGGCTGCTATAAGAGCCCCGGCCAGTACCGCAATCAGCAATAGAATCGGCCAGTTAGCAACTGCCCAGGCTGCAGCTGTCGCAAGCGCCCCTCCTATGTTGGCTGCCGCCGTTGCAATGGCCTGTGCCTGTAGTATCACGAAGGCAATCCCAATGGCTGCCAGAACTGGAATAATAAAATCCAGGTTGTTCGATACCCAAAGTGCACCTTTCCCAATAATGCTTAAGGCTCCAACACCAACTTTAGCTGCCAGAGAAAAGAGATTAATTAACCTTGTCATTGCCTGCTGTGCCTCATCTGTCTGAAGATACTTGTTCCACCCCTCAAAGCTATCCTGTAGGCTCTTCTGGATTTCATTCTTTCCCATCGTAAAAGCCTGGCTTAATGTCATGGGCATATCCCTGAAATTTTTTTCAATATCATCGGTAGCCTTAAGCATTGCATTTTTTACAATCTCAGCAGTGATGGCCCCATCCGAAGCCAACCCCCTTATCTCTCCCACGCTTACCCCCAGATAGTCAGCAATCGTGCGGATTATATTGGGGGCTGACTCAAATACTGCATTCAGTTCTTCTCCTCTGAGGACCCCGGACCCTAATGCCTGTGTGAGCTGTAGGGAGGCGGAAGCAATTTCCTGCTGGCTCGCCCCTGCAATGATGAACTGTTTATTCAGGTTTTCGGCAAACTGAATCAGTTCCGCATTGCTGGAAAATGCACCCTTGGCATTCTGACCTATTTTTGTAATAACATTTGCGGTATCCAGATAGGAGGTCCGTGTTCTCTGAGCTGATGCGAAAATCATGTCCTGGAGTGTTTCCGTGGATTGGAGTCCATCGTTTATCAGGTTCAGCTTCGCGTTTACCTGGGACAGTGAATCAGCTGTTCCCAAAAACATTTCGGTAAGTTTGACTGCACCGGTGACCGCTAATATTCGTCTGAATGTGGACAGTAGTTTCCCTGCCTCGTTGTTGGTTTCCTTGACACTCTGGGTGTGCGCCTGCTGATTGGAGACGACCTGCTGCTGGTTGGAAGTAATCTGCAGCAACGTCTGATTCGTCTGCTGCATCTGGCTGCCCAGCTGACGGATTGCCCCTATGATGGCCCCTGCAGATTGCCCCATGGCATGTGTAAGGTTCTGCCCTAACATGAATGATGCGTTATTCGCCTGTTGGAGGAGCTGGTTAGTTGTGGAAAGAGATGTATTTATATCTTGTATTGCCGTAACGGTTTCCCCAGAATTTTTATTGAATAAATCCGACACGCTCTTGTCCAACGTGACAATCTGGTTCAGGGTGCGGTTCCCGGCTGCCTCAAATGTTTTAAAAGTAGAGGAAAAATTATCCGTCAGGACAAAAGTCTCATTTATTACACCCATTATTTATGCTTCACCTCCTTCGCCTCCTTCTTAATCAGCTCCCACATCAGAAGTTTTTCTTTAAGGCCCCTGTTAACAACATCCGTGGGGAACACACCATGTTGGCAAAGCATATACTGACACAGCCTTGAATCCAGTGTGTCCCCAGCAATTAGTTTTTTGCTTCTTCCTCTACTTCATTAAGTTCATTATCCGTTGATATGAAACCATTGAAGTTATTAATTTCCCTGACGAGTTTTCCATATTCCCCCGAAGATAACATCCTACCCGGCACATCCAGTGGGTCAGCTGTCTTGTAATAATCACACAGTTCCGAATCCTTAAAATTAGGGGATACGACACAGGCGTCCACCAGAAGCTTCCCGTATTTCACGTTATCCAATTCCCGGACAATCTGTCCGTTAATTTTCTCCCTCTTGGTTGCTTTTGTGGTCAGCTTATTATTGGTTTCCTGATCAATAATCCTGATTACAAAAGGTACAACGTTCCCTTCCTCATCCTTAAACCGTTCGGAAATAATCACCTCTTTAGTCTCATTCATGATTGGTGGCTGTAAAAAAGCCTTAATATTTGACATGCTATCATCCTCCTAATTGTGTTGGGTCATTAAACCAGTTCAGGACCTCAATTCCAGTATATGAAAATCCCACTTCCATCTCCAGGAAATCCGAATCTGCATCCAACATGGCCACAGGAAGCTTCTGAAGCTTCACATTGTAGAATACTACGGTCTGGGTCCCAACATTGGTTGTTGGGTCGTCATTGGTTATCTGGATAGTAAAATATGGCAACTTCCCGGTCCTTAAATACTCCTGCAGGAGCCTTAAAAAATACGGACTCCCGTAATAAATCGTCATGGACCCACTTAGGGAAACCCCGGTTGTTTTCTTCTGTACCAGAGTCGTCCCCACTACCTTAAAATCGCTCTCTTGAAATTCTGCATTTGACTGGAATTTCTTCAGGCCAAACATTTCATGGTTTTCCCCATCGATGGTCATGAATCCACTCCCGGATTTACCATTAAGGGCATCACGTTCTAACAGAAACATTTTCTACCTCCTTATTGCGCGGCAGTGTTAACGGATACCGTCACTGTCATGTAAATCTTCTCTATGCTGTCCACCGGCTGGATGGCAACATCAATCAGTACGGAATCAACACTGCTTCCTGCCCTCACCTGTACATCATCTGCGACAAAGTTCTGGATACCGTTGCCGGCCTGTATCTCGTTCAGATAGCCTACAATCCATCCCTTCATAAGATTGCGCCCGGTTTCAGTATTATCAGTCTTTCCGATGTAGTATAGGCTGAACTGTTTATATACATCGTTGCAGAACTGGTTAAGCACCCGCATTACCCGGTTCTTGGAAAATTCCTGGCCTTTGTCCACACTGTAAGATGTCAGTGTGTTGATATCTGTGCATACCTTGACGGAACCAAATGTGTCAATGAACACAATCTCGCCAGATTGTATGGCTGCTGTTATCTGCCCATCAGTCAGTTTCGGGTTAGCCTCAATCGCATCCGGATATTGTGCATACGTCAACGACTGGTTATATCTTGCACCTGCCTCCGCACCCCCCAGCCACCATGTGACCTGCTGTGCAGTCAACGCCGTACCATCTGACAGCTTGACCCCATTTTTTGCGGATATCACCCACTCGCTGTTTACCGTATGTGCATTGGCCATTACAGCCTGGCATTTCTGACCAATGCTGTTTGATACACGTCTCACAAATGCTGCAATCGCCTGTATAGTCGTATTATCAGTGCCATCATAGACCAATGTATCAAATTGGTAAGGTTCAATGGCTGTCAGGAATGCTGCATAATCAGATGCTGATATAGTTGGGTCGGTTCCCCCTGCCAATGTGACCCCAGCTGTTTCAGTTATATCAGTTCCTGTTCCATCAAACGTTACCCATGTATTTGCTTTCAGGTCATCCAGCTTTTTAATAGCCTGTTCATCAACTATGGTCCCATCAATTACAGTACTGACATCAAATGCCCCAGCTTGGTCGGCCTGTTCCTGCACGATAACAGAGATGTCATTTCCCCTGATACCTTCATACAGCGCCGTGATGGTCAGGGCTCCCGATGTAACCGTTGCCTTCTTTCCGCCACTTCCCTTAGGCCTGTACAACAGGATTTTACTAGGCCCTGCACTGACATCGCTTCCTTTCATCATTTCTCGCAAAAATAAGGCCTTGGGACTCGTGATATCATAACCGATATATGGTCTTAAATCTTCACCAGGCAATATTTCCTTAATGGTTTCCACAGGTCCCCAGGAAAGGGGTTCTGCGATTGCCACAATGCCTTTATTCCCAACATTGGTATTGATGTTGCCTTTGGATTTGACATTGATATACACACCGGGCTGCATTTTGTTCTGATTTGTCCATGTACCTCCTGCCATGTCTACTTACCTCCTTTCAAAACTTTGTCGAGGGCCGCCTTCGCGTCCTCTATGGTGTATTCCGGCTCCTGCAGGATTGCCCTGGCAAAATCCGGCTGATATCCTGACAGGACCTTACTATGCAGTAATTTGTCGGTCGGATATTTCTTCAGCTTCTTCTGTTGCGATATCGCAATAGGGCCTTTAATTTTATTTGATGCTGGCATTGTTTTCCTCCATTATCTGCATCAGTTCATTGTTTCTTGGGGCGCTTACCCGTTGCCGGATATGGAATTGATAGTGCATTTCATCATCCTCTGTCTGCCATTGCCGCTCAAAGGTACGTATCTTGGCTGTCCCTCCACTACTGTCTGCATAATCAAACAGTTCCAACATCCCATCCAGGTACTCTGCTATGGCCTGTATTTCCGCATTTCCATTTACGATATTACGCTGCTGCACAAACACGATATCAACACCCAGGTCACGCAGGAACCTATCATTCATATGCTTTTCAATTTTGGAAGGCATGAAAAAAATAAAAAAGCAAGGGTAGTCTGTCCCCTGCTGGTTTGGGCTGGCATATACCGGATAATCCGGATACTGTGCTGTAAGTACTCCGGCCAGGCTATTTATAATGTTCTCTAATGTGAATATCATCTGAACGCCTCCCTCACACGTTTTCCCAGTTCCATACGGACCACATCGCGGTACTTTCCAATGGCCGCCTCTTTCATGTATTTTCCCTCCACATACTTTGTCCTGGTTCCAACGGTAATCCCACCCATGGATGGATTTACCTTTTCCAGCATATTCCCGTTGATTATCAATCCCGGTACAAAATGCTGGTCCATCCGATGCCCATCATTGACATAGGATGCATATAGTATGTTATTAGCCAGTGTTGTCCTCACACTGGCACCCGAGATGACTGGTTTCGTCACACTGTCTGTTGACCAATGCTGCGCCAATTCACCAGACCGGGTCCCGGTACCAGAAATAGGGGCGCCTCCGTTTGGAGGGGTCCTTTCCGTAGCCTTTTCCACTGCTGCGATCATAGCGCCTTCGGCCACATCGGCCATAATCCTCGGCACATCCTGCCCTGCCTTATGAAGTTCTTCCAGTCGCTTGCGCATCTGGCTTCCAAAACTTGACATGCATTCACCTCACAATCTCATCTTTCAGCAGGCCTACCTTCTGATGCTCCAGACCAGTAAGAGCACCGCCCACCGGGTCATAGTATCTTTGCGGCTCACCGGCGAAATACCGATCTGCCTGGTTTGCGTGCCCCAGGTTCCCGCCACGGACAATCCTTAACTCATCACCAGCCATGATATCCACTGACAGGTCACACGCCATCTTTTCCATGGACCGTTCCTTTGCGGCTGTCACTCCCATAATAGGACCGTCTCGCTTAGAACTGTATACCCTGCACGGGATGGGGGCCGTGTTCTGCTTCTGTCGCTTCTGTTTCGTCAGGTTTCCTTCTTTGTCTGGGACTACGCGGTATATGTCAACCGTATCCGTATACCATCCTTTAAAGATTGGATTATCAAATAACATACATTCCTCCCATCCCGATCATGCGGGCCATAGTGGCCAGCTGCTGACCGTACTGCGTGGAGTTCCAGGCTCCCCATTTTGCCATTGCCACCGTAACCGCCTCATTATCATAGCTGATGGAGGTATCTCCCATGGATGCCTCTTTAATCAACCCGGTCTGCTGGCCTTTGGCTGCCGCAGCCGCAGCCGATGGGGAGCCCTCCGAATAGGTCTTAAGATACAGCGTGCTGTAGTGAGCCACAAACAGCCCGGCGGCGTATCTCCACATGTCATGGTACCGGCTGGGAAGGATGGTGGAATTTGCATTATCCACATACAGCTGCAGTATGGGGTCCGGTACCAGGCTTTTGCCCTCAGACTCTCCGGACCTTTTAAACTGTGGGAAATCTGCCAGGAACATCACAGATGTGTATGTACCCTTTTCACCCAGCGCTGGCATATTGGCCGCTGCAGCTATCACTCCATTAATTGTGCTCCATCCATTCCCGTCCCTCATTAACCTTTCACTTTCCTTCCGGTCTGCTTTGCCTGCTCTCCAGCGTCCGTGTCCGCTACCTCTGGTCTGATATCGTACTCTTTTGCTTTTTCTCCAGCGTCCGTGTCCGCTGCTTCCAGCGCCTTATCCGCTGTATTATCCGGCGTGGCAATGGATCCGTCATGGATGGCTGCCTGTACCATCCAGTGCTTTGATGCCCAATCAGGAATAGTACCGATAAAATTGCGGGGGATAAGCAATTTCTGGTCTCCCTCGCGGATTTCAAAACATTTTTTACTGTTTATGAACATATGGCTACCCTCCCTTAGATTCCGTCCACATAGCGCATGATGTCCTCATAATACATCTGCACCTCAGATATATTTGCCATGTATGCTGTGTCATAGCACACATTCTCCGCGTTCGGCTGTGTCATGGCACGGCTTAATGGGGCCAGTTCATCGCTAGCCACATACCGTTCTTTGTTAATGTATACCACCATGCGGTCATTCCCACCCGTGCCGGCACCCTTACACCAGGAACATCCCCCGATATACAGGTCACTACCGTTAGTCTTGGCCACATTGTTATCCAGCAGGAACTGCAGGATTGTCTTCTCGGCCAGTTCCGTCACCTTCGTGGTTGCCAGGTAATTAATCTGTTCGTATGGCATGATGATATGGTTCGGGACCGCATCCCTGTCATACTCCGCAGTTTCCCAAACAGCCAGAATGGCATCGTTGATATCCTGGAGTATCTGATCCGGTGTCTTATCCTTAAATTTCGTGGAGCTACCTGTTCCGGTTGCCGCAGCATTTGCCGTGGTGACTTCCGGATTATTGATAAGGCCAGTAGAACCATAGCGTTTGATGCCCACGTATACATTAGCGTCCATATGCTTATCATAGGCCATACGGATTCCATCCCGCAGGATGCTTTCCAAGCTACGTCCAGTCAGTTTCTCGCGCTGCATATCCACCCACATGATTCTCATTCCGATAGAAAAAATATGGGTTTTGAATAATCCCTTATCAAAATTAGCCTGTACCATCGGGATACCGTTGGCCCCGCCTGCATGTACCAGGCCATCCTCGCTTCCTCCGGTCACTCCATACCCCACATTCATGGCGCTTACAAACTCGGCCCAGCCGCCGCCCACTCTCATTGGAATATCACGGCTGTACGTGAAACTGGTAAGGGGCTGCCTTATGACGTTATCCTTCTTTTCAAGTTCGGACTGCAGGAGCGCACCTCCATTGGCAATTGCCGCCGAATCCATTGTCTGGAACCGCTGTGGAGCGGACGCACCAGTTGGTGAGGATGATATCACGCCACCGTCAAAGGTCCCCATGCTCTGAAATTTGCTCATTGTGTTTTTCCTCCTTATGCTCTGTTGCAGGACATAATCCTGATTTCTGCTACATTATTGGCGTCCTTACCACCATGCCACTCACAGTTCGTAAGTTCTACGGTCTTACCAGAATCCTCAGACGCTTCAAAACCTCCTATAACGCCTGTAGGGATTGACTCATTGTCAACAGTGCGAATATATACCTTTCCGCCTAATTTTGGTGTTCCTACGTTACACAACACGTTGATACATCCGCGCTTGAACACACTCACCGCTTCATCCGGCCTATACTCTCCAGCGGACTGTGAAAGATAGGATGTAGCGCTCTTAAACTCGCGGGAAGCAATTCCCACAAAATCAGCAGCCGTTCCAGAAGCCCCGAAGGCCACTACCTTTTCATTACTGTCATAAACAAGAGGAGTGCCAAACACTACCGCTTCACTCCCTCCCAGTGGATGGGTATCCACTATCATATCTGGCTGTCTGGCATAATCACCTGCATAGCCATGTGTCATGTTCTTTCCGATAACCTGTCCTTTCATTACTTCATACCTCCATTCTTTTTGTGTGGATTCATGGCATCATAGGCAGCCTGATACGCATCTAAATCCATCTGTGGCTTCTGGTCAGCCATCTTTGCCGCATTCTTTTGGGCCGCCTGGGCAATCTTCGTAATATCGCTTACCGCATCCTTATCGGTCAGACAGGATACCAGGGAATCGGTAACGGCCTTCCTTGTATCTTCATCTTTAATCCCTGCAATAACCGGCCTGAGCTGCTTTACGACAGCTACCATGACTGCCTTATCTGCTGCACATGCTGATTTATCCAGTTCTTCTGCCGGAACCACTTTCGCCTCAGTTGTTGGAGCCGATGGCTCCCCGCCTTCCCCCGTCAGTTCCTTTACCAGGCTGTCCAGTGGGTCTTCGGCCGGCTTCTCAGTAGGCACTCCAGGTTTTTCACCTGCCAGTCCCTTTATCATATCCATCAGCATATCCAGTTTCCCGTCAAGGCTGGATGAATCCTGCGCGCCTTCTTTCGGCGGCTCCTCTTTGTGTACAGGCACTGCAGGAGGTTCCTGTGGCGCCGCACCCTCATCCATTGCCGCTGCCGCATCTGCCGCCATCGTTTCCAGCTCTTCCGGTGATGCATCCTTAGCCGCCTGGGCAAACCACTTGAAAAATAAACTGTTCTTCTTCATCTTCCCATTCCTTTCCGGCCTTTTCACGGCCTCTACCTTTTTCTTTGAATCTAAAATCGCAACATGCTTCCCGGCCCTTCCCCGTGTCACCACGGCGATATGGTTCCCCCGGATATCATGCTGCGAATAGGTCCCATCCTCATTTTCCGTGTAGCTGCACTCATATCCGCAGCTTATTTCCCGCTTACCGCCCTGAACCGCCCGGATTAATTCCTCATCCTGGATGTGCAGGTCCGCTATCACATGCCCCTCCCATTCCCCTTCTCCCTTCCGGATGTTCTGGGCATGCCCTCTGGAGTACTGGGTACAGTTGTCCGGTGTGAGAAGTTCAGGCGGATGTTCATCCGTGATTGGCTTACCCTCAAAACTGGATAAGGCCGCTTCTGAAAAGACCTCATCCGGTGAACGGTATACCTTCACCATTTTGGAACTGTCCCCGTCCTGTTTCAACTCGCTTTCCAGATATTCCATCTCGCCAGTCCGGGCTATAGGCACATTGCGGCAAATCAAAAAGCCCTCAACCGTCTCCATCTGGTTGGGGCTTATCGTATAGCCATAATATGCTAACATTTATATTTTCCTTTCTTTTGCGATATCGCAATAAAAATACCATCAGCATTCAGCCAATGGTATCTACTTCGCTATTATCTTTTTTACCTCACTTTCGCTGATTTCCTTCACCAAATTCATGATATCACTATTTCCAATCTTGTAAGGTGAACTATCCGCCTCATCTACATCATATCCCATAATTCTGTCCATAAGGACATTACCATCATCCACAACCCAGCCTATTTCGGGTTTGTAAAGATACGGAACATAATCCTCTTCTTTACCAACCATATCAAGGTCCAATATATGGTAGTATGTCACATTCATTTATTTTTTACCTCCTTGATATTAATAGGTACTTCCATCCCTTGTGATTGCTCCATCATCTTCCTTCTGAGATTGATAGCCTCCATAGATGAAGGTTCCAGCACCCTCCATGCTTCATAGTCCTTATGCATCTGGTCTTTTATAGTATAACTTTCCGGTGTGTGGAACTGTACTTCAAACAACTGTCCATCAGGTGTTTTGAGGGTACAATTTATACCATTGTAAGGATTCCCTTTATCCAGCCAGGTATTTTTCACTCTGACCATCTCATATCCCTTTTGCTTCAAGGCCTGTTTTACAGTTCCATATGAATCTACCAACGTCAACGCACTGTCCTGATATGTATATCGTATCACATCATTGGTGGAATTAATAGTGTCTCTTATCTCAAATTCATCCAGGCTGTTTTTGCTTTCTTTATTCACTTTCCGCAGGAAAGAATCTCTTTCTTTAATGCGCTTTTTCAACCCCCTCATTTTAATGCCGGTATCCTTAGACACCTGCATGAGGTCCGCTGTTATGGCCGGTTCTTTTGCAATGATTCTATTGTATCCATTGGTTTTTCTGAATAACGCCTTAGCTTCCTTCCATTTTTGGACATCGTTATATTTCATATCCCGGAACCCATCAATGTCTTTCGGAACCTCATTTCCAAGAACTTTCCGGTATTCCTGGTGCTGCTTATAATCCCGTAGCAGCTTCTGTCGGTTCCTTACCTTCTCTTTATATGCCGCAATCTGCTTCTTGGTTCGTGGGTCCACTGTAATCGGGTTTTTTTCAAAGCTGGAGAAGTCCTTGTCCTTCTGAATCTGCTTATCCGTTTTACCCATGGTTGTATACTTGACCAGGGAATGCAGGCAGTTTGGATGGATGTTAAGGTATGTATTGCTTAGGTCATCCGGTCCATTTGGGTCTACCTTCCCAAAAGCCTTTGCCAAAGCCGGATAATCTGGATTATCCCCAGAACGGCTGTACACCCGGCCTTCCAAAGGGGCGCATACCGGACAGGTGCTGCCAATCTTCACAATCTTATACAGGTCATGCTCTGGGTCCGCTGTCAGGATGGCTGATACCTCAGCTTGCCTGGCAGTTGCCCGGGTTGCCATGTTACAATAGTCCTGCAAAGACCATTTTCGTCCTGACTTATCCACGAAGGATGTTATCCCATTGCGCTCCAACTCCTGGACCATGCTGGACGCTGCTTTACTGGTCCCATGACCTGCTGCCTGTTGTTCTGCCACTGCCTGTAAGGCTGCATTCCGTAATGTTCCCTCCTGCCGTTTTCCGACCAGGAATACTTCCTCCATTGTCTTCTGCGCCATGGTGGATGCTTCCACTATCTCTCCAATCAGATTATTGGACAGCTGCTCTACAATCCCCATCTGCGTGGCTGTGAGCCCTGCCGCATTGGCATACCCATTAGCCGCGGCCTCGGACCGGTAGAAGATGGACTCTATCATTGTCGGCACATAGTTCCAGCTCTCGTCCACCATCTCCTGAAGGATTTGCTGGGTGCGCTTCAGAGCCGCTACTTCCGCATAGTCCACATACCCCTGCATACGTTTCCGATTGATTTCAGCTATCAGACGCCGCTCAGTACGTAAGAACAGCATACGCAGAAACCTTGTCGCATCCTGTTTATCCGGAGGCCTTATAAGATTTGGCATTATTCAACCACCTCTTCCCCAAACGTACTTGGAAGCGTCAGTCCTGCCATAGGGTCCTGCATGACCTTGTAATCTGAGTATGTCCTGCCCTTCGCCTGCTCAATGGCCTCATCCGATATGGTATTATACATACTGGTCTCATCAGCCAGCGCCTTAAGTTCCTTCAGGGCCGTAGCAGCGTCAATCAGGTCGCTTTGATAGGATGCCAATATCGCCTGCGTCTTTTTCTCTACAATATCCGCAACCTCGTTTGAATCCGGGGTCTGAAGTGGTGGGAAGTCAATGCCCAAGTCATCTGGAACAATCCCCCAGGCTGACAGGGCCATGATTGGAAGTAGACGCTCTAGAATTGGACGTAACTGGTTCTCGCGCAGACCATCTATATAATCATAATAGTTGTTCATATCGCTCTCACCCGTGGCGTTCATGCCAGCTGGTGACCGTCCAAACAATTTCGTGACGGGAGTCTTTGCCGCCCCGGCCACATCCATCATCACCCTGTCATATACTTCCGGAAGTCCCGTGAATGTATACTGGGTGTTATGCATGACATCACCCTTGTTAACCAGGCGCGTACCGAAGTTGCTTTCAATCACGCTCTGGGCCTGGAGGGTGTGCCAGAACCGGCGCTGTGCCTCCGCATTGCTGGTTGCAAGCATCTGGTCCAGGCTGTCTGTTTCCATGTAGTTAACATTGGCCCGGAAGGTCAGAGATGCTATGTTAGCGGATACATTGTCCCGCTTTACCAGTTCATTGTAAATGGATTCAAGCTCTGACTCTCCCCAGTAATTCTCTGCGATTTTCTCGTTGTAAGGCAATTCCCGGCCAGCAAAACGCAGTACCCTGCTATGGTGTACCCTGGATATGAGCGTGCCGCTCTCTTCATCCCGGATGGTATAGTATTCCGGGAGACCGAAGTCCTGGTCCGATGGGTCCGTCACCTGTCCCAATTCCGGATAGATGCCGCTCCATCTGTCCAGTATCATGAGCCCCAGAAAGCATCCTGGAAGTACCAGGCCATAGTCCAATGGCAAGGAAAGGTCATCCTGACCGCGTATCATAATGATACCAGCCGCGCCTCCATACAGTCTGCCCCAGTATAGCCCTTCAAGGAGGGATTTGCGCAGGTGCACCTTGCGTTCTAGCCGCTGCATGGCATCTATGTATTCAGGGGCGACATTGCTTTGTATGGTATACCACTTACGGACCATGTCTCCCGGTATCGTCTCAATGATGTTCTGGACAATCCAGTTCTCCCTATACAGGCTGGTCAGCAGCTGGTAATTCTGGGTCATACGGGTAAGTGGGTATTGCGTGGCCTGCAGTAGGTCCTGTGTGCCGTATCCCAGCCGCGCTATTGGATTAGAAAAGGCATCCATCGTTGTGACGGGCGCCTGCTTTGTGTCTGCCCGCACATGACGGGTGTTCCTGCGTTTTGACATCTCTTATCGCTCCCCTTATCTATAAATTGCTGCTATATACATGATAATCGCCCATGCCAAGAAATAAATTGCTTCTATTGTTTCTCGTTTATTATGACATTTTAATGCCTTGATGTCATAATAAAGGAACAGGGCGATTGCTTCTATTTTTTGAAATTACCCTAAACACTTCCATCATTTTATCCCTATCCTCCATTCCGGTAACTTCGTGAAAATATAATATCGCAATGCATCCGGTCCATGGTCCATCTGCTTTACAGGTTTCTCTTCTCCGCGCTCCCTGGCCTTGTCATCCCAGACATATGACCGCATCTCTGTAATCAGACCTGTGCATCTCTCATGTATTCGTATCTTCCCACGATACAGCATGGATGACACAGCCCTGATGCCGTCCTCCACATCATTCTCAGCCGGTTTCACGACATAGCCCCGACCGCGCAGTTCTGTGATGAAGCTGGCTGCCGATGGGTCAGCTATGATGTCAGCCATCAGGTCAGGATTGCTCCCCATGAACTCCACCATATCATCACCATATTGGCTGTCCGTTTTCTGGACCTTCTCCACGCGACTGTCCCACCGGTATTCCCGGTCCACCCAAATGATATCTCCATCATCGTAAATGTCCAGGTACACACACGGGTTAGTAGTCCCGTAGTCCAATGTTACTGTCCGGACGCTCAAATATTCCAGTCCTTTTGGTCGGGTCTCATCATTATAGATGTTGGACTTTATAAACATGGTATATATCAGGCCCTCAGCTACAGCCCATAACCCTCGGATATAACGTAAAAAAAAGACACCAGTGTACATGCTCCGGTATCTCTCCTTAATCTCCTCATCCAGGGATAAGTTATCATCCATTGTAAAATGCAGGTATAGCAACCGTTTAACTTCCTGTCCCTTCTCCTGCAATTCCCCGGCCCTTCTCTGCCCAATGAATCCAATTGCCCGGTCAATCCATCCAACCTTAAACCAATGCATCGGCCCCGCCGGATTGCAATTGAACCAGAACTTACTTCCCTTCACAGAACATCGGCCTGTAGCCTGATTGACGAAGGATTCCGGCATCAACGCCACCTCATCGAAAAAGGCACCGGCTGCCGTAATGCCCTGCACCAGCTCCTGGGAGCCCTCGTCCTTACCTCCAAAGATATAAAAGTAATTGGTAACCCCCTTCCGGGTAACCTCCAGCATATTGGGGGTCTCTCCAGAAAGATGGTGTATGCATCTGTATCCCCGGCTCCGCAACATGGTCTTGAGGTTGGTTAGTACATTACGCTGGAAGGAACTAATTGTCTTACCGGCCATGATGAAGTTCTGGCCATCAAACATAGACATGGCCCAGAATATGAATGCCAGGGACATGGCAACTGTTTTCCCGGAACGGATGGCTCCATCTGCTATGATGCCGTCATAATCCTTGACCGGGCTGTTGTCCATCCACCAGTTAAGAACCTTCCTCTGCTTTTTTGAAAACGGCTTAAACTTAAATACCGGCCGTTTCTCCTTCCTCTTCATCAGACCAGCCCTCCTCCATTTCGTCGTCAGTCCAGTCATCCTCAACAGTACTTTTCAACGCATCTAGGAATCCATCATCTTCCTGTTCTTCCTCGTCATCGACACCCATCCTGGCCTTGGCGGCTGCCATACGTACTCTCTGTTCCTCCAGGTCCGTTTCTGATTTTGAGGTCTGGCCGAGGACATCCTTAATAGCCGTATATGCTTTGACATTCCCGTTCATGGCCTCCCTGACCATGGCTGCACTGATGACTGTTTCCAGCGTACTGTCCAATCCTAATGCCTCCAAAATTGGGGTCCATTCTGGGATATCCACCTCAGATGTAAGGATGGCATTCATTGTCTGTCGAAGATTCGCTTTACGCCTCCTAGCCTCCCCGGATGCCTTGCCGCCTTTCGATGCAATTTCCAGTAGTTCGCTTGTGGTTCGTTTGTCAAATCCCTTATCTTTTATGTCTTCATATCCCAAACACCTCACCTTCCAATCCTGGCTGTTTTTACATAGAAAAGCCCCCGCCATATCAGCGGGGGCTAATCCAAAGGAGAAAATCAGGGCACTGTATTATCTGTCCGAATAGCGGGGGCAGGATTTGAACCTGCGGCCTCCGGGTTATGGGCCCGGTGAGCTGCCAGACTGCTCTACCTCGCATCAATACCGACCTATCGCCGGTATGGTCCAACTCACGCCGCGGTTGGCTTACGGATACCTTGCACCAGTATGGTATCAACTGGGAGCCGCCCTCTATCCGATTTGCGAAGCTATGAAGATGCGGAGATCGTCAGCTTCTAATCAGCCACCAGGCTGTAACGCCTGGTAGCCGCTATTTGTGGGGGAGGGTGCAAAATCAATCAGCTTTCTGCTTCATCCAATTCTGCATATTACAATTATAAATCATCCAAACGGACATGACAAGGACACGATTTTGACACGCTCCTGTCAAGTATCTAATCCAGCATGAGGGCATCAGCCCCAAAGAGATATACACTAAGAATCCCCGTAAGTTCCGTTATCCACCGCCTGGCTGTCCGCTCCCCATATCCGTAAATCTCTGCAATACTTTCGTATGTCATCCCATCCAGATAGAAATACTTGAATGCCAGATACTTCTCATGCGTATTCTTCCGACACTCCTCATCCTCCAGGAGCTTCAAGCACTTGTCTATGTGTCCTATCATGACAATACTCCGGAGCTTGCTCTTGAGGATACTGTTGATAAAGATATCTTCCTCTGTGAACTCCTCCAGTTCATCGCCATTATCCATGTCGGACAGTTCTGCCACTCCCTCCTCCACGCTCTGACAGATGCGGTTATAATTCTCCATCAGCTTCTTGGTGTTCTGGAATACCTTTATTCTCTTTTCCCTCCGGAGTTGCTTCTCATGCTCCTTAAGGGCTTCCCTTGCGGCCAGCCTGGCCACTTCCTCCAATGCTTCCGTCTGTTTCACCGGCCTCACCTCCTCCCGCATCCAGCCACGGGCACGCCCAGCACCCGTACCGTATCCTACCCTTGTTGTTGCGCTGGCCATCACACCCGTGATGCCCGTTGTCTATGTAGCATTGTCTCATAGTACCGTATCACTCCCTTCGGCGGCTCCCGCAGCTCCGGGACCGGGCACAGGCTAGTGTACATGTACGGCGGCGCCGTCCGGATGCGCTCCCGGATGGCCTCGTCGGCCTGAGCGGCCAGGGCCTTGCTGCGGTCTATGCGACTGACCTTGGCCTGCTTACTGTCTGCTTTCTTTCTCATGCCTGCCTCCTAATCATCCGCATCAATCAATATCTCTTTTTCTAAATCTCCACCAGCATTCAGGATGTCCACCACAGTAGCCATAGCTATGGGTCTGTACTTTTTCTTTGGATACTGCTGGAACACCCCTCCATCAGAGTTATAACCGTAGATATCAAAATACTTGTTAGCCATGGACTTATCCATTGGACTGGAACTGTTGGTCAGTTTCACCTTAACACCATCGGGGTATGTAAATATAATCTTCCACATGATTTAATCTCCCTTCGTAGCACAAATCTCAGTTTTGATTATTAGTCATTTACTTGATTGACACCCGCCCATTGCTCTGCCATAGCCCTGGCGATTCCCGGGAAGGTTTTTGCCCTGTTTTTCTGCCTGTCCTTTCCGCCCTTCATAAACCATGTACCTGCCTCATGGCATCCACACTTATACTCAACAACGTTTGTTGGCTCAAGCAGTGGTAACCCTTTCAGCCATAGCCGTGTTTTTTTCTGGACAGGATGTCCAAACTGCCAGGGCTGTATTTCCTGAGTATGCGGCGGCATTTCGTAAATTCTGCTGGAAACCGGGTTTTCGACTGCTATTTTAGGACAGTCAGCATTATAGAAATTAAGGAAAAATGCTTTTGCTTCCAATCCTTTTGCATAACGCTCTCTGTTAAGCTCACCGCCACGGAAAAGATGTCTCGCTCCAGCATTGCTCAGATACGTACACGGTGGAAAAGCAATAATCATGTCCCAGTGCATTTTCAGCAGTTCCAGTGCGTCCACCCGCAAATGCCACTCTGGATGTCCACCACTACACGGTTCTATGTCACAACTATAGGCTTCATGCCCCAACTTCCGCAACTCAATCGTTACCGCTTGTGATTCCTCACACGCCACTAATATTTTCATTTTCTAAAAGGTTCCGTGTACACTTTCCCAGCTGGGGAA